CCTGTCAGGGTAACTCCCTCGAACGTAGCTACACCCGAATTACTGAATGTTGCCGTATACGAATCTCCGCCCTGTGTCAGAGTACAAGTCGTACCGATCAGACTAGCCTCTGCCGTGCTGACTACCACTTTCGAGCCACCACCCGCGCTCTGGTCTGCGTTCTCCCACTTATGCGAGGTTGAGTTGTAAACAGGCACCTGTCCGTTTTGAGGCGAGTTGATGTCCGTATCTGATAGCCCCGCGAATGATGCTGATGTATGTTGAGCCCAATACTTCGCATTGTTGTTGTATGCCGGATCACTACTCGGAACAGGAACACCGTTCCTTGTACCTACTGCCCATGCTTCTGAATCTTCTGCTGATCCATCGGCTGCGGTTGCGCTACCACTAGCGGAATTGGCTGCGCTCTGACAGTTAGCCAGGTAATTCGGCTCGAGCTTGCTACCTGTTATAGATCCTGCGACAATACTTGCGGTGACTGTCTTATTCCCACTAGAGTCAGTCGTTACAGTAAAGTCTATCTCGCTCGAATCTGTGAACGTATATGTCTTAATAAGTGCGCCTACATCAGCGGTGTATGTAGTACCGTCATCAGTAGTCATCGTTATAACACCGTTTGCGTCCATTGAGAACGATACCGGGATCTTCTCGATATTCAGATCCACCGTCTTTGTTGTCCCGTTCTGCCATGTGAACACGAATACCCCTGTGTCTGTGTCATAGTCGATACTCTTAACAGACAGAAGTAAGTCACTCTGATTAGCCTTTGTGATGTCCCATGTAGCAAAAGTCTGGTCAAACTCATAAGCTGCATAGTCTAACTTATTCAGATTAGTCGCGTTTATCGGACTAACTATGCTCGGCTCATTCTCCCAATTTATTCTGCTTGGATAAACATTTGTGTATGACATATTGCCTCCTAGTTATATAATTCGTAACCGAAATCCTTTATAGCCTCGTTGTATTCGTCTCCCTCGGACTCGAATGTATCTATCAACAACTGTATTCCCTTCATGGTACGTCTGAAGATAAAGGTCTCAAAACCGCCCATGTATGTGAGCACTCCAACTCTGTCTCCGCATTCTATCCAAGGCATTCCGAGTGCCTGTGTGATGTTCGGAACGTACCCCATGTTGGAAATGTTCAACCACATATTTTCCAATAGTTCACTGACATACGGCATTGATCCGTACTCATATTTAAGGTCCTTGTTGCAATAGAATACGTTATCGTCTATCAGATAAGTATTAAGGGAATCACTACCTTTGTATTCCCACTCACATATTGATTTTGCCTCGTTACTGTCCGTATCTCTGACTATCTGAATGCGGCCGTAGTCTAACACTTGATAATTGTCTTGCAATACGGACATATACCGACCATTCGGAAGTAGGCTATCTGTTCCTGATCTCGGATATAGGTTATCTGCCGGATAAAGGTCATTTCGAGGATATAAACCGCCTTTAGTGCAATATACGAACTCCGGCTTGCCTGTTTCCCTATTAAGCCTAAAAAAGCACCCGCAAACCTCTAAAACGGAATGGATAACATCACGGCCCGTCATAGACGAATTGGCATCAAACAAAACTGCCGCCTCGTTGGCCTCTGACGTGTACTGATAATAAAATAGTCTGTAATATCCGTTAACGAGCTGCGGAGCCGATGCGACTTCGTAAATAGACACACTATCTATGAATCTGCTATAAGGAGTGCCGTTCTCGTCTGCGTCATATGCCGGAACATATACCTTAATATAGGATGTTTCGGGATATACCATAAAATAATCGCGTCTGTTAACAACTATTCCATCTATCAGCGAGTTATCTGATTTGTAAAATTCAACTAACACTCCGCCATTTGTGGCAATTCCTCGTCTCAAGGGATCAAACTTTGTCGTATAGTCTGACGGAACAATACCCTCTGCTTCCTGGTCTGAACATCCGTTAACGTTCACGGCATCGACCATATACATGAGAGAAGTATCAACATCATTGATGGTAAACTCGGCATATTGCATCCGACCAACTCCGGGATCTGTGTCCCAGATCAACCACTTATTGACCATGTGACTAGGCTTGATGTCATTCCAATAGTCGTATGTTCCCAGAAGTGTCTCGATGTAGTTGTTCCTATCCTCTAACCCCAACTGTTGCATGATATTGAAGTATGTCGAAAATATCTGTCTGGCATACTGAACATCGTATCTGCCCTGTTTGTCACTTGTGCTCATGCCGAACATATACGTTGTGTACCAGTTAAAGGCATTCTGTTCGAGTTTCACGATATTGTCGTATGCCGTAACCTGTTGCTTAATCAAATTCTGCTGATGGTCAAGTTTAAGGTCCGTGATATGAAACACACCCAAAGGAACGGGATCTGAATAGCATTCCTCGCAATATTTGTCTAAAGTGTCATCATAGACCAACAACATATCGGGATCGTATGCCGGAACTGCCCTTTGCCTATCGGATGGCTGCACTTGAATCTCTTTAATGGAATATGTTATGGTCATGGTCAAATTTTCTATTCTGTCCATATTACTGTCCAAGAAATAGAAGTAAGGTCTTTGAATTTCCTTATACTTCTTGCCGTTGTATATGTAAGGAATAGGAACGCTGACCGTTGTAAAATCATTCGTGATTTCGTGTATGTCAAAATCCACCCATGAATCAGTCGTATCGTCAGCAAATATCGTTCTTACGCCACCTCTGAAATAAACAGGAGTAGTTGAACTACTTACTGACATATCTGTGAATTTAACCTTATAACCCACATAGACATATCTTGTTCGTGAAAAGTATTTATCGGGTAAATCTGTATAAATCAGATAATTATCCGTCCATAGTGTTCTCGCGGATGACATACTCGCGCTACGAGTATATGTCATTCCTTTTATCATTCGACCGCTTTTGTCTTTCCAGAAATTGATTTTCTTGATATCTTCAACTGACGGATAGCCTTGTACCCTTATACTCGGTCTAATCGTCCTATCCTTTAGATCATAGTTATAACCGACCGTTGTAAATTCGCAATGAGCGGACTCACAAAGGCCAAACTTGATATTGTCTTGCGAGCACAACGATTCAGTCATGCTAAAAGACTCGAAATCAAGGTTATCATTCGTGATATCGGGAACAGGGAGATATCTCGTTATATCTACACCCTTTGAGTACAGACTTGAGAATGTGGTCGGAAGTTCTGCTACCGTATCAGCAAGTTCTATCTGGTAGTGCTCTCGTTCAACGTGTCCGACAAACTGTGTCTGCGTTGTGTTGTGTAGCTCTAATCGAATGAACTTCGTTATTGGATCTGTGTCATTTAGTGTATCGTATGCGTAGAAATCTGCTTTTTTGAATGTCGAATAGTCCGCCGTGTTGATAGTGGTCTCTAAATAATCATAGTTCCCACTCTGTCTCTGAACGGTACAACGTAAATTAAGAGTACCAGGATCGCTTGTTATGTTCGTAATCAATAACGACATTGATGCTCTAACCACATTACCCAGGTAAAGCCATTGAGTATCAACAAAGCCGTCAAGTGGTAAAAGTGTATCGAATCCATCCGCGTTTATGACAGAATCGTACCCATACCAATACTCATTCCCGGTATAGTAGTTGAAGTCAGATATCGTCTTGGAGTCAGGACTATCAACCTTAATGACTAACTGTTTCTTTGTAGAATCTGTAAGAAAGAGGTTTTTTACCTCGTCTGGTATGTTAAGCATTACTGTTCCCTTATCGTAACTTCTATCTGCTCCATGTTATCCGCCCAATTCGGCATTCTGTACCGTGACGGAGTAAAGTCTATAAACGCGGTTATGCTGACCGTCTGATGTTTCTTGTTGTCGTACACTTGAATCGGGTATGTGCGGTCACTCCTCTTTGCGAGTGCCAAAGTGTCGAGAAACGTGTTGTATTCCTCTATTGAGAGGAATTTCATACTAAACTTGCCCTCAACCCTCGTTCTGTATATGGAGTCGTGATCCTTGCCGTTTGCGTCTCTCCATGAGTTGTATTCGTCATTAGTCTGTACCGCATACCCGGTACCAACTACTCGGTTTGAATAGTTAGTACCGTTTATTGCGAACATTATCTTTGTATCTGCCATACTATCTCCTTATGCCGGAGCGATAAAAGGACTATTGCCTGTTGATTTTGTGAACTGATTAACCTCTTTGCGGACCTGTCTGAATAAGCCTTGCGCGTCTCCCTCAAGAGTGACATTAACACCACCAGAGAGCAGAGATATTAACGTGTCGAGCTTTCTGTTGATGTCAGGTGCCGTTGTTGTGCTTGCAACTGTGTAATCAGTCCGTATATTTCCATTAAGAGCCATCGGATCTATGCTCGGCTGAATGCTTGCGATATCATCCATTGCGGTCTGAACATCGTCCATAGCACCCTGTCCGAAATTCTCCATACCTTCGTCAAAACCTTCGACTGTGTATTCGCCTATCTGCTTAAATACCTTTGAAGGAGAAGCAATACCTAGAATATCCTTTGCTATGCCAACAAGATCTCCGAATAAACCTGTAAACCATGAAACCATGTTGTTCCATGCGTTTGAAATACCATTCTTTATACCTTGCACGATGTTAGAGCCTATATCCCACATTCTGCTAGGCAAACTGGCAAGTCCGTTTACGATACCATCAAAAAATCCTCTGGCTGACTCTACCGCTTTCTGCACGAACTGATTCTTAAAGTTGATAACCTTATTTATCATGTTCGTTATGGTAGTGGCTATTTTACCGGGTAACTGACTAAAGAAGTTCGTAAAGTTCGATACCGCCTGTTGTACTGACTCTGTAATTTTCGTCTTTAAATCCGTAAAGAACTGAATCACTCTCTGAATCGTAGCCGGAATCGTATCAGTAAAGAAGTTCGATAACACATTCCATACTGTCTCGAATGCGCCCTTGATGTTCTCCCATGTCTGATACCAGAACTCTCTGAACAGTTCGCTCTTATTCCAAAGGACCGCGAATGCTGCAACCAAAGCTCCGATAGCAATTACTATGATGCTGATCGGGTTAGCTGACATAACCGCATTGAGAATACCCTGTGCGACTGCTACTGCGTTCTGTGCGACTTCAAGTGCCTGGAATATACCCGATACTGTCTTGTATGCCAAGAATCCACCGAGAATAGTTGATACAAGGAATATAATCGTATCGCCGTTCTCAAGAATCCATCCAAATAGACTATTTATCATCGTTGCAAGACCTGTGAACACTTCCTCTAACTGTGGGAAGATGGCTGACAGACCTTCTGCGATACCATTTATAAAGCTCGGCAGATTCGTAACTATCGTCTGCACAAGTATCATTACAAGTTCAGGAATAACCGCCGCTAACGACGTGACGAGTGATGTTGCCGACTGTAATAACTGCGGTAATATTGCCGATGCAAGTCCAGGTAGTTTTTCAATGATAACAGGTGCAATTTTTGTTATCATGCTTCCGATACCTTCCAATGCGATACTTATTCTCGGTATCAGGTTATCGAATGCAATACCAGCCGACTCGACCACGTTTGAAATAAGCGTGTCAAAGTCCGCATTGTCATCTGCAATGCCTGTAATAAGGTTTGCCCATGATGCTTTCATGGATGCAATCGATCCCGAAATCGTACTTGATGCCTCTTTTGCCGTTGTGCCTGTAATGCCCATTTCTGTCTGGACAATATGAATAGCCTGTACAATATCAGCATACCCGGCCTCAAGGTGTCCTTTTGAATCAAGCGAGAAATCTGCGGTCTTGGCAAACTCCTCGTTCAGTTCGGCGGCATCTGACAAGAGCCTAAACATTTCTGCTGCCGTGCCACCATATCCAAGTTTTAGGTTGTCGAGCATTGTATAATTCTGCTTTGAGAACCCTTGGTATGCCGTTTGGATGGATTCCATAGATGATCCCATCTTATTGGCATTGTCGGCCATGTCTGTAATTGCCATATCTGCCATGTCAGCGGCTTTAACTGTATCTCCACCAACAGATTGAATGAGTGCGGCACTAAAGCTCGTTACAGTCTCCATGTACTCATTTGCGCTCAACCCGGCGGTCTTATAAGCGTTGGCGGCCTTGTCCATGACCATCTCTGTTGCATCGGGAATGTTGCTCAAAGCGTTTTTATAGTTATCAAGGTCTCCTATATTTGAGTTAATTGTCTTTGTAACCGCATCAGCCATTGTCTGTGCATCTTCTGCGGTCAATCCCCATGCCTCTTGCAAATATGCCGTATAACCGCTTATATCTGCTGATGCCGTGCCAAGACCATAATTTAACGCATCGCCTATGGCATCCATAGATGTTCCGACATCGTTTTCCAATGACTTAAAGGCCCCGGCATTGTCATATACTTGCTGACCAAGTTTTTCCCATACATCATCACTCATGGATGCAAATGCTTGTGTGCCAACATTTTCTGTATATGAATGAATTGCCTTGGCTGATGTTTCAAAAAGTGTCTCAACACCACCTGTCAACTGCTCATAGTCCGCATAGTACTCCACGGCCTGTTTACCGAGCATTCCGATAGCACCTGACGCAGCTCCGATCGCGGCTCCGGCTAACCCTATTCCTTTGGCCAATGCGTTTCCGATCTTTAGTCCGCCACTCTTGCCAGCAGATTCAGCCTCATTGCCTATCAATTCAGATAGTTTGTCGCCTAAACCTTGTGAAGTTGGAATTATCTGGACATAAGCCTTTGCTAATGATTCGCTCATCGTTTACCTATTAAATTAGCGCGGAATCGTTCATATTCTTCCGCGCTATCGAATCCGTTGTTATTTGTCTGCCTGGTATTCCCCATCATGCTCTGCGTTATTGAGTCGGGTTTATGACTCTCATCCGCTCCGCTATTCTGCCATATCAATAACCCTAGTCTGTCTGCGACAATACCCAAGAGCATTGTCTTATAATCGACCTTTAAGTCATTCATTTTCAGTTTGATCCGGGAATCTTCGGGCAAACCGACCGCAAGCACCCCCACCGTTCTTAATGGGAGTGCTTTATAGTCGTAAATGTTGTAATATTGTGCAAAATCACAAATTAAGGAACCCTCGTCAAGACTTATCATCTTTCCGAGGCTGATAAGTTTTTTGCATCACTTATCTGCGACAAAATGTGCATTACTTCCTCTGTGACCTTGACTGCCGGAACTTTACCCTTGTTCTTCTTTGCTATGGCATCCATAAAAGCCTTTTTATTTGCTCCAAGCAAAAGATTAACCATCTTTGTTGTTCCGATCATTGCGTTTGAAGGATTTTCTGTGTCAGATGCTAAAGCGACCGCCTCAAGAAACGTGTATTCCTCCAAGACGGTCTCATCAATGTCACAAGTAAAACCATTCTTTGTTTTTACGGTCATATTGTTTCTCCTTCCCCATTAGCCTTACTGCTTGATAATATACTCAATATGAGTATCGCCGTTTGAATCGGGCATAGCAGATATGGTTGTCTCATATCCAACTGCTGATCCGTCTGCGTAAGTGATATCGCCAACTGCTGATACACCAGCATCGGGAACAACGATTCTCTTGAGTGCGCCATCTTTGTATGCCATTTCAACTACCCAAGCACAGTTGGGCTGCTGAGAAGAGTTAGCTTTAACAGTAAGACCCGTTGTAAGTGATCCTGTCACGTTTGCCGCGCCATATACTGCCTTTAAAGCCTCCTCCGACATAGCTTCAAGCAGAGTGAACTTGAATGTATCGGGTTTCTCTGTGAGAGTTGTGAGAACGATATCTCCGCCCCATGCCTTGATATTCTCTGATGTAGGAGAGTTTGAGTTAACGAGTCCGGCATCTGAAATGTAACCAACGTTAACGAATGCGGGATCAAGGGCCGTTGTTGCGTCTGTCGGTAATGTAGATCCTAAAGGTGCGCGGAAAATAGCTCCACCAACTTTAGGTTTACCTGCGGTAACCGCCTGAGCGTTATTGTTTGCCATAATGAGCCTCCTTAATAGTGTGTAATAACGTATACCGCTTGATAGCGATATTCGCTTGTTTCTGTATCTGTGAAGTTGTAATCAGAGTTAAGCTCGATGCTTATGATCTCCGGCTCCTCAACGAGTCCGTATGATGTCGAATCGCCCAAAAGAGCATCCTTAACCTCATCATTCAAAATCATTGCTTGGAGCAAAGAGCCACCTTGCATCGAATCTGATATACATTGAATTGTTATTGTGGAAGTCGTAATGAAGTTATCTCGCATCGATCCCGTCTGTTCAACGAGGATATATTCTGATGGAATAATGGAAGGTCTCTCTGCGAATACATTCTTAACTGCGGAAGTCTTATCCAGCAGGAATGTGATAAGCTCTGGTATAATCATGTGCTACCTCATAAGTGCGGTTTCTTTGTGGGAAGTCCGACTGTTCCTATTGCTTTGATAAGGTTGTTTTCCTTGTACTCTTTGCGAGCTGATTCCTTGGTATCTGCGTATACATTCGCAATAGCCGTGAATCCGGCTTTGTGAGCATCCACCGCGTAACCTGTTCCGGCTGCGCTTGCTACCTTCTTACCAACATCATCAAGCCAATTAACAACCTCGTCTGACTTGAACAGGTCGATTATTCCCTTGTTATTGAGTTCGATCTTGACATTAGCCATAACGTTCTATAAGGACCTTCTTATTCCATGACAGAGGGATATTTGCATCTATTCCGGCAGTTGGATAACCAATGGTCCTATATTTGCCCTCAAACGGACTCGGCAACGTGACCTCTGTATCAACCCATGTATTCGTATCGCCCTTTGGTATTGCAAGTGTGTACTGCACCTTCTTACCGTAAAGCGAAACTGTACTCTCAATCTCTTCCGTTGTCGGTTGACCAACCAACACGTTATCGACATCCTGTTCAACCACCGAATACACAGGTCTGTTAAGTGCGTCCGTGCCTGTTTGAGTTTTGACCGCTATCTTAACCGTTATTCCCTGAATCATGCGCTAACTCCTCTGTTGGCGAATAACTTCCGATCTGGTTGCCATATCCAAGAATCCGCTTATCCATCTTTGCCAAGTACAACTCGCCAACTGATGCACCTGTTCCCATAGTCCAGCTCTGTGAATAACCCATAGCGGACATTGAGCCCTGTGTCGCTCCCATAGGCACTCCGATCGTCTGACCGTCTCCCATAGCACGAACAACCATTCTACATGAAACAACCTTTTTCGCATCAAGACTCGCGCCATTGTTGAACGAATCTATCAACACGGCTGCATCATCAAGCAATGTGGTACAGAGTGCTTGTTCAGTTGTGTCCATTGTGCGTGTCATTCTCGCTTGCACATCTTCATACGTTGCGTAAGCCATATAAGCCTCATTTCTTCTTTGTTCTGGCAACCTTTTTAACTGCCTTAACTTCTTTTACTTCTTCCTTGACTTCTTCTTTGACCTCATCCACCTTGACGGGCTTTACCGCAACAGGAGAAACGGCCAGAACGTGTCCAGCCGCTTTGTACTCCTCTATGCGATTATCCGCTACCCACATCGGGGATTTAGTGCGTTTGTTGATGAATTTAACCATCTTATGCTTCGGTCAGAGCATTGAAGCAAGCGGTGTCGGCGCGGAAACCAACCTCGATTTCAGCTCTAACTGCGAACATATTCTGCTGGAACAGGTTGATAACGTTACCTGAGCCAAGATCAAGAGTTGCATCTGACGAGAAGTCAACCTTAACACCTTCAACTGTGCCGTAAAGCGCCTGTGTCCAGTCTCCAGCGAATCCGACAACGTTAGGAGCCGGTGATGTGCCGGGAACGTATGCACCCTTTGAAATCATTGTCCTTGCGCCAAGGATCATAGGTATTGCACCTTCTGCTACCGAATTGATAAACAGAGGTCTCTTGTTCTGATCTGTTGCTCCGAGAAGAATGCTCTTACCCTGGGGAGCAAGTGCGAAACCGTTAAGGATTCCGCCGTGTGCTGCGATATCGCCATCAGCAGCAACGAGACCAGCGTAAGCATCTGTCTCGATGTCCTGTGCGGTAATGTTGGCGAAAGTATCGAAATCTGATCCGGGTGCCTGTGTGCCACCAAATACTGTGTTATCGAACTTTGCTCCGAGAGCTGCGGGGAGTCTTGATACCAGAGCATCATACAGAGCCGGAACATCACGTCTGAACTCGTTTGAGAAGGGAACGATAACTGCGAGCTTGTATGCTCTCATAACCTTTGTCTCAAGACCGGGATTTGAAACAGGCTTTGCACTTGTCTCGCCTACCCATGCAGCCGTAGGATCTGATGTGATAACGTTGATAGCAATTCCTCTACCGGGAAGTGCGATCTGACGAGCGAGTCTCATAACTGCGCTGGATTCCTGTGTTTTCTGAAGGATTTCATTTGATACATCAACGGGAAGGTCGATGCTTGTTCTGTTGGTGGGTGTACCTACTAATGCCATAATAAATAGCCTCCTTAAATTACTTGCGACACATATTGAGCGAATTGGTCACGGGTTGTCGCTTTACCCGTGTTCGTTACTTCTCCGCCATCTCTTACTGTGGGATAGCCGGGATTTGCGTAGGCTCTTATGGCCTCTGCCTGTGCTTTGCACTCATCCTCTGTGCTACCCGTCAATAGATCAGCCGGAACATTGGTTTCTTTTGATACTTTAATCCGTATCTCTCTGACCTCATTGGCTGCCTTAATAGCATTCAACTCGGCCTCAAGTGCGCTTGCCTTTTCGTTTGCTTTTTGTAGTTCGGTCTTGTTGGCCTCCTCCATCTGGTCAAACTTGTTGGCCTTTTCCTTCAACGTTTCGATGTCAATGCCCTCATACTTCTTGCGCTCCTTGAATAAGCGATCTTGTACGATCTGGTTGACTTCTTCCTGATTGAAAGTGCGCTCCTGTGTTGTTTCCTGTTCTGTGGTGTTAACAGTTTCTTCCATGTTTTTCCTCCTAATTGAGTCATTTCCCCTAGTTGGCTAGGTCCGTATTTATGTATTAAAAAAGCACCCTGTCGGATGCTTAATTAATCTCTCATAGCGTCTAATTCGCTATAAAACTCGGTATAGCTCTCCTGCGCTCGTTGGGGCGCCTTGTCGGTGAGCTTATACATAAATGATTCTTCATCGAAGTAGTACCATTCTTCATTTGTCATAAAATAAGGCTCTGGTAACATCAAAATCCCTCCTTCTTTAGCCACTCGTTCATTGCATCTCCCAGCTCGTTAGGCGCACCACATTGGCTATTAGCGAATACCTCTGCAAAGAACTCATAATGGTTTGTGTGTCCATACTTGCTTAAGTTATCTGCCATTGAAAAATCAGGATTTTTTTGCTTTGCAATATCAACAATTTCATTAAAGATCGTCTTTGCTTCCTTTTTTTCCTGTTTCACAAGTTCTTTTGCTTGTAATGCAGGATTATACATGCTCACTCTAGCGTTAAAGGCATCAAAATCTATTCGATTCCGAGTAACATATGATTCTAAAATATGCCCGTATTCGTGAGTGATAGTATAAGTTTTAATATATTCATCCGCAAAAGGCATTGAAAAGAATGTCTCCCTGCCCCTCGTAGATTCGTCAACTAGCGTGCCCTCTTGTTTATAATATCTATTTACAAGAGATAGCTTTGTATCTTGTCTGCCGTTTCGGAATGATGTCGATGTCCACGCCACCGCCTTGCCACTAGGTGAAGCCGTGAAATACCCCATATTATCAGCGTTTATAACCTTAAATTTTGCATTAAGCTCATTAAGGCGATTAACATTGTCAACGAGGAGCGATTCGTCTATCGTTTTCACATTATCGGATATACTTCCAAACATTGTGCTTAATACAGAGTACGCTTCTGTCCGATTCGTAGCCTTTGCGATCAATTCCTCTGCTACGCTTGATTCAGGACCAACAATGGCCTTATTCTCTGCGTAGAACTTCCTACGCATGGCATTTATTTTCTCTTTCGAAGTGTTGCCCTCTGCCGAATCGTACATTGCTTTGTACTCTTCGGGATGATATCCGGCAACCGTTGTGTCCTCGTTAAATCGGACTGCGTAAGTACAGTCGCAATTCGCGTGAATGTGATCCGCGTGTCCACCTTTCATAGCGTCTTTGCTCATGTATTGCCATCCATTCGATGCAATGGCTAAACAAAACGCGCAAGTATCTCCGGCTGGAATCCAGGCGAACTGTGCTCCGTCTCGCTTTGCATTCTTGAGCATCGTGTCGGCACCCGTTCTTTTTACAAGTCTTGCTCCGGCACTCGCTATCTCGCTTGAGTTGCTTGAGGTTTTCATTGTGCCATATACCGTCTTTGCGACTTCTCCATAATCGGGAAGGTCTGCAAGTTCGGCTGGCGGAACACTTACCCCAGATAGTTCAGCCATGATGTCATACATTGTCGCATTCAAGGCAGCAGATCCGTTTCCGAAGGTCCGCACTATCTTATATGCGTAATTGACTATCTTATCGGGATCGTCAACACCAACCTCGTCAATATACTCCGATATCAACCGCGCCGACTGTTCATTTAATGCCGATAACCTCTTGATGTAGTTGTTCCATTCATTCCGTGATATTCTCAAGTTCGCTTACCAACTGTAAACCACTCGCCATCCGCTCTTGAGCCTTGATTCGTCTGACATCCGCTTTATCGAATCCGATCATTTCAAGGAACGTGTCTGTATTTGCGAATGCTCCTCTTGCGCTTGCGATCTTGATGGCCGCGTCTGCCGTAACTGATACGTTAGGCATTGCCGGATTCTTAAAGTGTGCGATGATGGCCTTTTCTGCATCATCCAGTCCGTCAAGGGAAGTGTCTTTTACGATGGCCAGTGCCATGAGTGCAATACTTCTCAATGATGCACCATTACCGATGTTCAACTGCTCCGCCATGCCTACCAATGTCTGACTCTGTGCAAGTATCGCATCGGAGCTTGTCGGATTTGCATCATTTACAACACCCGTGTCCGTAACTGTGAGTCCTGATGCCGCGCTGAACTGTGTAGCAAGAACTCTTATCATTTCAACGTGCGGAGAAATGTTTCCTTGTGGCAACTGCCCGAATGTCGGTTTTTCGCCTGTCTCTGGATTCGTAGTTGATGCCAGGATAGATCCGACATACTGCTTAAACTTCTGATTTATAACCACATCAAACTGCTCATCCGTGATACCGAGCAGATATTTCTGTGGACTTGTTGCAAATTCAAGGCCGATAGTCGCATTCGCTATCGTTCTGACATAGCCTTGTATGAGTCTCCTTATAGGCTCTTTTATCCTTGAGCGTCCGAATGGCTTATTGCTCGTTGAGTTCCAAATAAGGGCCTCCATGAGCGGTCTACCCATCTTGTGACGGTACTGTGTTGCGTACCAGGTTGCATCTTTCCTCTGAAGCACCCATATGGCATCGTCTGTATAATAATTAACAAGACTCGGAGACCATAACGCATCTGAATTATTGTCCGGCACCGAATCAATAACTGCGAATCCGTAATCTATACGGCCTTTTTCGCCGTTCCATACTGCTGCCGCCGTGCTGGGAGAATGAAAACGGATCTTGACCTTCTTATCGGGATCAGCCGATAATGTGGCAAACGTGCATCCGTACTTTAACTCATCACGACAAGCCTTTATATATTCCGCTATAAGGTTATTATTGATAACGATCTCGTCTATCTCTGCGACATCCTCTCCGTTAAGGTCAACAAAACCATCAAACATAGACCTTGCAGCCAAAACATCAACTGTCTTTGCTCCCCAAGCACACCCGATCTGGAGCCCTTTGAGTCCGTCCGGGATAGCAATACCCAAATTGACATCATTAAGAGAGATTTTGCCCTCATAATACTTGTCCTTTTCGGCATTCTTGAAGGAATGAGTCTCATATACGTCCGCTAATTTGTTCAGTCTTGCCTGTTCCTCAACAGGGAAATCAACAACTGTTCCAAAATTGATCTGTAACATCAACCTAACCTCATTTTTCGTTCGGGATTCCGCTTACTGTTCTTAACTCCCCATAAAGCCAAAGCACAAGCCTCTATTGGA